ATGGCCAAAATTAATCAAGATGGAATAACATTTAATTCTGTGATAAATGATGATAGAGCAGGTGTTCCATTTGGACAATATCCATTACATATATTAGGTATGAGTGGTCCGGATGAAGATGGTGGTATTATAAATGCAGTAGATATTGACTGGAATGATGTGACAGGTATTTTTGGTTTTACTGATGAAAACCCATTAAAAACTACAGGGCAATTATTACATGAATTAAATACTACATGTGCTTCAAAACCTAATTTAATTAAAGTTAATGGTAATATATATGAAACTGAACTATCATATATAGGAGAATCATATATCAAATTACCATATATCGAATTACCCGATTATCCTAATTGGTATTCTCTTAGTGGTAGACCAAAAACATTCAAACCAATTATTGGTACAACATCCACTACCGCCGCAGCAGGTAATCATACTCACCAAACTTCAATCGTGGCTTCAACAGGTACTGATGCATTTGCGTTTGCGTTTGGTTCCACATATACATTGAATGCAGGTGGCACTTCATTTGAATTTACTATGCCAAGTGTGCCAACAATACCAACTAAAGTTAGTCAATTATTACATGAATTAAATACTACATGTGCTTCAAAACCTAATTTAATTAAAGTTAATGGTAATATATATGAAACTAAAATAGATGATCCATCATATATAGGAGAATCATATATAGGAGAACCATATATCGAATTACCCGATTATCCTAATTGGTATTCTCTTAGTGGTAAACCAACTACATTCAGACCAACTATTGGTAAAACATCCACTACCGCCGCAGCAGGTAATCATACTCACCAAACTTCAATCGTGGCTTCAACAGGTACTGATGCATTTGCGTTTGCGTTTGGTTCCACATATACATTGAATGCTGGTGGTACTTCATTTGAATTTACTATGCCGAAGTTGCCAACAATACCAACTAAAGTTAGCCAATTAACTAATGATAAAGGTTATTTAACAGCTCACCCAGCTAAAGGAAATCCAAGTATAACTATAGGTGGTGATAACACATTTATTAGAGAAATACAATTTGATGATAATGGCCATTTTGTTAGTGCTTATCTCATGACAATTGACGAATTAAAAGAGCTTTTAGGTATAGGATCTACGGAAGAACCAGTTACTGAAACAAAGAAATATGTATATGTAGGTCAAGTAGACCCAAGAACAGAAGGATTTAGTTTTGATGATATAACTGCTGTGGAAGGTTCAGTTATTAAGGAAGAAGTTACATCTAAAGTTGAGGTCCCAATATCATTAAATGGCCCAAGGAATTATTGGTATATAGCTGCACCTAAGAGTTTAAATTATACATACTACGATTCCACCGGTCAAATTAATGTAGAAAGTCAAATTAATATAGAATATATAACTATAGGTGGAATAGAATATAAAATCTATATAACCGCAGGAAAGACGGTATCATTTAATCAAGTTTTGAAATAATCAATTATAAAATAAATTTATAAACCATCATAATTAAATTATGATGGTTTTATTTTTAAATAAAATTAAGTTATCATGGCAACAGTAAATATAAAACAAAATAATATTGATTTTACAGTTGATAATGCTAATACTACTAAATCTTGGATTCCATCACCAGGAAGTACATTTGCGCCTGCTGATTTAGGTAATGATTTTAATATTGGCATATTAAAAACCGCAGAAGATGAAGGTTGGTTAAATGATTTAAGGATATTGCATGGGTTGTTTATCGATTGGAATAGTGGAAAAATTACTCTTAATGGAACTACATATACAATTAATAATACCGGTGAATTATTTGATGCTATTCAAAAAGCTGCCCAAGTTTCACCAATTTTAAATGATTCTAATTTACCAATACGTACATCCGTTGTAACCGAAGAATTTTCATATTTAGGAGAAGCTATAGGTGAATTGGCACAAATAGCTTCCGAAAAAATGGCTGATTGGGAATAACTATGTTAAATTATAGAATAATTAATTATAAACCAAAAGTTACGAGAAATGGTATCACATTTATAGATTTAATGGGTAAGAATTTCACACCCGTTGAAGGAGTAGATGGTGATTTTATAATAGTAAATAAATATTATGTCGCCAGACCGGATTTAATATCATTAGCTGTATATCAAACTGATTCTTATGCGGATATTATATGTAAAGTAAATGGTATATCAAATCCATTTGAGATGAATGAAGATGATATATTGTTTTTGCCTCATGTGGATTATATGGCTAATTGTGTCAAATATACCCCAGAATCTTCAGATTTTATAGAATCAGAAGATGAAGAGATTAAAAAAATATCAAAAAGTAATAAAAAGAGATTTGACGAAATCCGTGGATCAAATGAGTTAATAGAAGGCGAAGATAATTTTATTATAGATAAATCCATGGGATTAGTTTTTTATTAAAGTTATATACTTAACACTAACAACGAAAAATATAAAATAATAATATTCAAGAAAATCAAGATGGAGAATCAATCAAACGAAAGTACATTAGAAAAATACCCATTAATCCAACCATTAAATTATACTGATCCAGTTGTTTATCATGACCCTACTTTACCAACACCAACGCAAGTTAGAAAATACCAAAAAGCTGATGCGGAAGGTAATGGTAATGAAACTGGTGATCTCGCCGGTGCAAGAGAAGATGTTGAGATAAATATGGTTGAAGGACGAGATTTTCCTTTGATTTTATTGAATACAACTGTATTGGCTCCACAACAAATCGACCAATTTATAATATATTATGATAGTTTTTTACCAACATTGTATTTGAGAGTTAAAGATGATACAGATGGCACTATTAAGTTTTCAAATGGTCCTGGTATAAATAATCATATAATGGTTACAATAGTACCAGAAGTAGAAGGAACTTATAAGAACATCTCTCTTGAGTTCTATATAGATGATTGTGACTTTACCCATGGTGATATTTATACATTTTCAGGTCATATGTGGGTACAATCATTAGAAGAAAAAAAGAATTGCCAGATAAAATACGCTGGTTGTCCTAATGTAAAAAAGAGAAAAAATGCTGATGAAGAAGTTGCTGATAGGCAAATAAGTTGCAATCCTTCACCACAAATCTACCCAAATACATGGGAATATTTACATGAGATATCAAGGGCCAGTGGATTGGGCTTATCAACAACAGATCATTGTAAAGAAATTCAAGATAGATTACCAAGATTGATTCAACATGAGAATTATATGGAATTCATCAAAAGGCAAATGGAAATTAGCGGAGTAGACGAAGATTCAATATTTGATGTTTGGGTGGATTTTTATAGGTATATTACATTAGTAAATGTATCTTGGGTATTATCTGAAGATATAGATGTCAACCATTTAGCAATAAATGCCGTGGTAGGTAAAAGCGGTGATACGAAGAATACCCCACAAGCTGAGTTTAGATTAGTTCATAGGACATTGACATGTTCTAACAAAAATGATGGTTTGGCTAACATGGAATATGACCAAGATAACTTTACTCAAATATCAGACAATAATATACATACCCTTGGTTTGTTAGTTAATAACCCAGTATTACAAGTTAAAGGAGGAACTGTTTCACAGAATTCACAGAAAAATGATATGGTTGTAAAAGAAGTTCAAGCCCAGGAAAATTCGGTGGATGGCTCAAAAATTTCGGACTATAATACTAATACAGAAAAACCAGTGAGTATCTTGGTAGACCCATATAATACAAATTTACAAAGAGTTATTAGAGAGAAATTCTTTGAATTAAAGAGATCTAAGTATTATAAATTAGTCTTAAATAGATTGAATTTAGGATTACAAAGAGGAACATTGGTGAATATACACAAATCAACAACTAACCCAGCCCAAAAACAAAAAGTATTAACATCAGCTACTAATATTGCACTTGACCAAGGGGATAACCCAGAACAAGACAAAACATTAAATAAAGGAAAGATAAATGATTTTGAGACTTATAGAGATTTAGCATTAGAAGAATCTGGGGAAGTCATTGATATAGCACTTTCTGGTTTATATTATATCGATTCTATGAGATTTGAATATGATAAAGAAAGAGAAACATTGGTTCAAATTTTATTTTTAATTAAGAAAGGTCCACAGTCATCATATAATAGCCTTTATAATTCTGCAAGACTAAATCCAGAAGAATACGGAGAAGGTGGTGCTGCAGAAACCAATGAAACTGATGAAAATGTTGATATACATTTGATGCCAGCACAAGAGACAAGAGTTGAATTCATAAATACCGGTGGGTTATCAAGAGATTTACAAGGATCATCTACAGGTGTTGTTGATGTTGCTAAAAAATGGTATAATAAATTTTTCTAAATAATTATGATAATTAATAGTTTTGTAAATAAAAAATATAATGATATGCTATATGACACTAAACCTGTAAAGTTTGGTGATTTTATATCTAATAAATACAATATTGTACATAAAAAGTTATATAATTTAGCATTGTCAAAGTATATCAAAGAATGGATAGAGGTAAAGAAAGCTTTAGAAGAAAATTATATATTATCAGAATATTTAGAAAATAATAATAATCATTTTGAGTCGGCATTTGATGATGAATATAAAGCAAAAGAAGAAAAATATATGCATAACCAATCATTCATCAATAAATCTATAGATGACAAGAAATACATTGACAAGACAAAAGATAAATTCATATATGATGCGAAAAATTATGATGATTTTGTGGCTAATGCAATCATCATAGAGATACCAGATAAAGAATATTGGCAACCATCTAAATGTATGATAATGACTAAGTTTATTTCTATACAATCACCTGCATTAAAATGGGAAGTTGATTTGGCAAAATATTGGAATTACTACCAACGTAAGAAAGAAAAAGAAATTGAGAATGTTAAATTATCACAAGAAAACATATTAGATTCTGAAATAATAGATTTGAATTATGTCAAAGGAAAAGCAAAATTATATTCAGAGACATTAGATGAAGAATATGAATTGGATTTTGATTATTTAAATGGTGACACTAATAAGATCAGTGATGATTATTTACTTTCAAAAAATACATTCATATCAAATAAATTTTAAGTTATAATGGGATTTTTAAGCTCTATAGGTTCATCAATTGTAGGTTCAGCAAAATCATTCGTCGGAATGGGTGGTGGAGGTTCAGGCAATTTCGCTACAGACATTTTTAATGTATACAAGCAATTTACTTCAGGCCAATCCGATACATTTACAAATAATTATTCAAATCAAGCACCTTTAAAACCTCAAAAAATCAATAGTATTAGTAATTATCAAAAATTGATGAAATCCGCTAATGCCATTGATATGGTGCCCGGGTATAATAAGGCTTTTACTGATAAAGTTTTAAGTGATGATACATTTGAGTTAGGTAAAGAATTGCATTACCAAACTTCTATACCTGATTTTGGATATGATATTTGGTTGAATGAAAAATATATGTGGCAAAGAAATTTATATAATTTCTTTGGTGAGCCAGGGTATTTCTATTATAAAATATTTTTTAAGTTTGATACCAATTTCGGTTTGTTTGGTGGAATTTTGAATGGTAATTCGGTATCTTCAAATGGTGGTCTCCCGGAAACTAATATGGTATTTTCACATAATGGTGCGCTCAAATATTTATCTTCTATAAAAAATGAATGGAACAGATCCATTATGGCTCAGAATAGAATTGATGCTTTAGTTAGATTTACAAGAACATTAAGCTATATCAGCACTAATGCTCCTTGGTTTTTCAAATCAGTAAAAGGATTGGATAAAGCCGGCGTTCCAGTCATAGATGAATTTGGTAAAGAAAAATCTATAGAGATAGAATGTAATGTTGACTCAATAGATATGAGATTGTCAACAATGATGGATTGGTATAAGTTTGCATGTTATGATGATATGTACCATTATGAAGTTATTCCGGAGAATCTTCGTAAATTTGATATGCTCATAATGGTATTCCCAAGCCCTATTAAAGAGTTGCACATGCCAGTGATGAATGCAACTAAGTCTTTACCGTTTGCAAGCACTAAGAAAACTATGCAAAATCGAGATAAGCTATCTTCATTTATTGATAATAAAGTTAATAAATTCTTAAAGAAAGGAGCCACTCAAAATAACACCCAAGTTGAAACAAATGGTAATAATTTTTCATTTAAGTTATATGAATTCATTGGTTGCGAGATAGATAGAGAATCAATATCTTCACAAATGCCAGGTGATATCAATAATGAAACACCATTTAGCTTAGGTAAAGGTAATATTAAGATAAAATACGACCAATGTTATCAACATACAAGTAATGAATTTGAAAGAATGCTATTTGGGTCTGATGGTATATTATATGATTATGACCAAAGTATTACCAAATCAGGTACTGAATATCTTGGGTATAATACAAGTAGTCGTATTCAAATGATGATGCCTGATGATTTGACATCGGTTGAAGGTATTGCTAAGCATTTTGGTGGTATGTTAGCTGAATATGCCACTAATAATATATCTAAATTTGCTAATAAGATAATGGGTAAGTTGCTTGGTAACACATGGAGTAACTTGACTACATTAGGTTATTTGACTGGTAATGAAGATTATATACCAGGTAATAGTGAAAAATGGAGAGAAAGTGTAAATAGGCTAACAAGTAAATTTGAACATAAAAACACTACATTGCCTTACGATTCAAAGAATAATTTTACTAACAAATATAGTAAAAATAGAGAGAAATGGAATCAATCTTTAGGTAACTTAAATTCTAATCATGACCACACCAATACATCTATCCCATATAATTCTTTAGATAATTTGACAGTTAATTATTCAAAATATACAACAGATATGGTTCAAGGATTAAAGAACTATGTATCTACTATATTTGAACACCAAGATACAAGAAAACCAATAACAGAAAATGGTAGTGCTTATCCATATAGAACATTTAAAGATGGTGCTTCTATATATGAGATGACTGATATGTTTAATTTTGGCAACAATTCATTAGAGAATAAAAGAATGAATTTAGCTGACTATTGGATATTTAAGCAAAACCAATTTACTTCAGGTCATGATCATAATAATACTACAAATATTTATGACCCAACTACTAATTTGACTATCCATTATTCACAATTTGCAGATGTATGGGATAAAGCATTAAAAGACTTAAATAGTGGGCATGACCATATTAATACCACTGAGGCATATAACCCATCTGATAATTTAACAGTTCATTATTCTAAATTTTCTGAAACCTGGGATAAAGTATTGAAAGATTTAAATAGTGACCATAATCACGAAAATACATCAGAAGCTTACAATTCTGACCAAAACTTAACTAACCACTATTCTAAGTTTGTCGATATATGGGACAAGATGTTAAAGGATTTAGATAGTAAACATGACCATGTCGGTACAACACAAAAATACAATAGTTCGGTTGATTTAACTAATAAAATTTCTATAAATGGTGATATTTGGAATAAAATGCTCGATGATTTAAATAGCCAACATGATCATGAAAATACAAAAGAGACATATAATTCAAATCAAATGTTGACAAATAATATAAGTCAAAATAAAGCTATATGGGCAAATATTTTTAATGAACTAAATTCTAATCACCAACATGAGAAAACACAAAAACCATATAAAAAATAAAGAGCTCAATTTGAGCTCTTTTTTAATATCCCGAATAAAATTTTTCATTATCCGTCATTTCAGAATTAGGATCATTAGGTGATATATCGTGCATTTTGATTTGATTTTTGAATTCACTAATGATTTGGTCATTTATAATTTCTGATTCAATATTGATAATAGGATAATTGGAACATATTTTAACATTTAGGTTGATGTTCTTTTGGTTTACTTCAGGAGAAGACATATCTATTTTGTTTATTTCTGGATTGGTATTTCCTGGAAATTCAATAGAACATTCTATGATTTGCCCTAAATAATTAATATTAAAGTATTTTTGAAATACAATCTTATCTATTAATTCTTGAAGTAAGATGATTTGCTCATTAAATGTACTTAATACATATTTTAAGTTTATAGATAGTTCAATTGGTAATCTCCTTATTTCGGCATTATATCCATTTATTTGCTCTTTACCACTTCTCCTTTCATAGCTTCCTCTTGAATAAGGTTGAGTAAGCTCTTCCATAGGAATATTTATATCTTCAATTTCAAGCAAACATCTTGGCATGTGCATATACATTTCACTATCACCTGTTGTCTCACACCATTTAAACTCATACCCATTCTTCTCTAAATACATGTATGAAGATCCTGTATTAAAAATAAAATGATTTATAGGTTTATTGTAAAGAACAATATTTCTATTTAACCAAGAAATAAGACCTTTAATCAATATTGAAAAAAATCTTTCATCACGATTATATAAATCATCGAATTTTTCTTCTTCCCAAGGTCTAATCCATATATCTTTATCTTTATTAAATACATTATGGACTTTAGTAAAGAAATTGTTATTTTGATCCATTTATTGACGAATTTATGTTATTATATAAAAATAATTTCTATTTTTAAAAAAACTTTAATAAAATGGATATAGTTAATATTACAGATATAGAAGATTTAGTTTTGTCAAAAGTTAAAATAGAAAAAATATTGAAAGACAATGAAAAGATTGACAAATTAGAATTAGGTGATTATATCAACAAATATTGCAATTTGGCAAATAATACTTTTCTTTATTATGGAGTACCTTATCCATTCAATTATCTTAATATATATGGAGAGAGTTTTCTTTATATAACTGAGAAAGGTGATTATCTTGATGTCCTAATCAATAAACTAAATGATATACAATTTGACTTGACAAAACTTAAATCTATAAGCACATTAGCTATTAGTGAAAATTATGAAGCAGTAACTAATGGAGAGTTTTTTATCATTAATGGAAAATATTACGAATAAAGCACACAGGTGATTAAAAAAATCATTAAACATATAAATATATATTTTAACATTTTTTAATCACCTGTGGGCACTCAGTTATCTCAGGATAGACTTAAATAATATCTTTATGATTGTAAAATATTATTCGTCTTCTTTATTTTCGTCATCTTCATCAGGATTATCTATTGCATCTAATGCATCATTAAATTCTCCTACCTTTTCAGCAAATGCTTTAGTCTTTTGTGCATATTGCTCGTCATTTGTACGTTTTTGTGAGTTACGAATTGTTTCTGAATATTGTTGTAAAATATCTTGAACAGAATCAAGTTTAGATGCATTATCTTTATTGATATTTATAGTAACTTTCTTATCATCTACTTCTACTCCTTCTTTATCCTTCAATGATTCAATTGTCTCATCAGCATTATCTAAATCAGTAAAATCAAAAGTAATAGATGCGGTATCTTGACCTTCATTAATTTCACCTGATTCAATAATAAAATCTTGTAAGCTTTTCATTATTTAATATTTATATATTTAATTATATTATTTTAATTTTCATTACCACATAGCTTTATCATATAATCTCATAAAAGCTTCTACTGTAAATTCTTTAGAATCCCAACCGTCTTGTAAATCAATAAATGCTCTAAGACGTTCCCAATCTTTCTTTTTACCTTTTGTTATATCATTATGCATAAATTTAAGCCAACCAGCTAATATTGTCATTTCATCTTCTTTAAGATTTTCAATATTATATTTATTACCTACTTGGTATGCCTCATTTATTAATTCATTTAAACTTTTCATATCTTATTTATGACAATGCCATATAAAATATATTTTTACGAACTTCACCACCAATTATATAATATCTATCAATTGGATATTTCTTTTGTAATTTTTCATAAGCTTCATAGCTCATATCATCATCCACAAATACTACAGAAGCTAATGTACTACCCCATTTTGCTGATTCATGTTCTTTATCAAATACTACTCTAATATTATATGCATTTTTACTTTCTCCAGATATATCAGTTACTCCTTTTAATAAACCCTTTGGATCAGATTTTTCTGGACAAGTACCCATATTTTTCTTTATTTGATTTTCTTGATATTTACGATATTCAGCAGCAGTTTTAGAATCAGTTGTTATAAAACCTCCATCCCATTTCTTTTCAGGCCAAGGTCCCATATATATTCTAACTGTATTTGAACTTTCATTTAAAATTTCACTTAAATTTTTCATTATTAATATCTATTATTTTTATGTTTGTCTTTTCTCGTATATTTAGTCCTATCACGGAAAATATGTGAATGATTTATAGGCTTACCATGGGCTTCAATCTCTTCTTCTCTTGATGCTTTTCTATTAGCTTTACGTTGCCATTCAGAAGCTTGTTCTTTAGATACACTTATTTTGTTCTTGAATTTTCGATTGCATAATGATTCTTCAACGTTGTCATCAAAATAGTCGTCTAAATAATTCAAAAGATTTTTCATAATGTTTAAGAGATATTTTTAGAATTTAAGCTTATTACCGCATGATGGGCATGTAGCTTCATAAATATATGCTTTCGGTTCTGTTGATACTTTAAAATCTCCATCTTTAACTGTACCAGAAAATTTGCACCCACAATATTGACATTCGGCAGTCATTATAGCTTCATCCCATTTAGGATTACCTTCTTTTAATATGTTCATAGTTAAAATTGTAAATTAAGCAATAGTTCACCAAATTGCTTTCCATATATTTTTATTTTATTTGTGTTCTCTTCAATCTCACAATTCTTAATCCAATCAAGCACTTTTTTGAAATTATCTAAAATTGAATAGTTATCTATATTTTTCGATTCTATTTCAGTACATAAGCAATGATTATTAGAAGATTGGTTGAAGTTTAAACTAAAATCCATGCTCTTCAACCCATCTACCATTTTTTGTAAATAATCTATCAGATCTTCATTAGGCTCATCACCTACAAACATGAAATTATTGTAAAAATCTATATCACCAAACATTTGAACTAAATATAAGTACATTGATTGCTTATATGCTGAGACACAATCCAAGTTTGTTGTCAAACCATTATTTGATTGGCTACTGTTGTTTATAGAATTAGATATTCCACTATTACATCCACAATTTGTAAAAGGAGAAACATCAGCATATTCATATGTAGAAGATTGCAAAATCAAACTAAGTCCTCTAATAACACAATCAGTTTGTCCATTAGCATAGTATTCTATGACTTTTTGATATATTTGTGTCTTGAGGTCTTCAGTATTTTGTATCTCCGCATATGTGTTTATTATATTCATAAATGTTTGATAGAAATTAGTAATCATATCTTCTTCAATCTCTTTATCTATCAATTCATTTATTTTCGCATAATATTCATATTTATTAGAATCTATTCTTTCAAAATTATATAAGTCTATATTATCTACATCAACGATTGAATGAGACAATTCTTCTTGACTTACATATTTCATAACTATATCATCATCTTCTAAAAAATCTTTAGTTAATTTAATATAGATACCACCATTATCAAAATTCTCTATGTATGTCTTGTCATTATTAATAAGTATCAAAGGAATATAAGCATAATATATAGAATTATCATTTTGGTATATGATAGAATTTATATGGTATAACAAGTCTATATTTTTCATTAGTCTTCCAATTTATTTAATTGTTCTTTAATATCATTTAAAGTATAAAAATAGTCATTTTGGTCATTATCATCTAATCTTTCCTCTTTCTCAATTGCATAACTCCAACCATTTGGGAGTTTATTCAATATAACTTCTAATATGTATATTTGACCAGTATTGTATTTTAAAACACCTTCAACTACTTCATCAAATTTCGTCTTAGGTATATAGAATAATTTATTTTTTTCATCTACTTGATATTCTTGGTAAATGCTGTCAATATCATCTATATAGTCATTTCTATAATTATCGATATTGTTGTATATTTTATATAAAGATACATTGGTATTTTGATGAATAGAATCAAGATATGTAATTTGCCCACTATATAATGTATTACTTAATTTTTCATATTCTTTAAATTCTTTCACTTCATCACCATCTTGATATACATAATCCTTTATGATAGATTTATCATCTGATAAACCATCATTATAAAAATCTATCATAAACTCTTGGTATTGATTAGGTATATATTCGTAAATATCTTCATATTTAATTACTATAGTTAAATGACGAACTACATCTCCTTCATATAAAATACCATTATCATATCTGATATCCTCATTTTCTTCATATTTTTTCTTTTTTCTAAAATAATATGTATAGACTCTTTGTTCGGCCATTTAGATATTATATTTCATTTATTAAAAATAATTATTTCGGTTTTATTTTTAATAAAATAAAAATGGGAGCATTAAGCTCCCATTTTCAATCAATAAATATTTGATCAACCTGTATATTGTTCTTTTTCAAGAAATCTAAACCTTCCGTGTTTCGATATGTCTCATTATAGCAAACTCTCTTAATACCCGCTTGAATAATGATTTTTGCACATTCAAAACAAGGACTTAATGTCACATAAAGTGTTGCATCTTCAGTAGAACTCAACCATTTGGCACATTTTGAAATAGCATTTGATTCAGCATGCAAAACTTCTTTTTTAGTTATGAGCTTTCCATTTTCATCAGTATATTCACAACAATTATCATATCCTGATGGTGTTCCATTATATCCTTGTGAGATGATTTGTCCTTTAGGAGATACAATAATACATCCTACTTTATTTCTTTTCGCATAACTCAACTTTGATAAGACTTTAGCCATTTCCATATATATCTTATCATATTTCAATTGTCTTTCTTTACTAATTGCCATTGTTTATATAAATTAAATTACTTTTTATTATTTTCAATATGATCATGAACAAAGGTCCAAAATAACTCCCTATTTGTATTCGTAAAATACTCATATCTAATTGGGCCAAGCTCAGTTCTCCCATAAGGGTTATGTCGGTATGCCACGGTTAAAAAATACTCATCACATGTAAGTATTTTCCAGATGATTTTAAGTTTCTCTAAAATTTTCATATTTTATCTTATTAGTCTATCTGGATGAATTGTGTTATTGCATTCAATAGCTGTTATCTCTCCTTTAAGATATTTCCAACAATACCAATATTTCTTTAGACGTTTTTGCTCATAATCACCAAACTTATCAAGACGTGTTATATCCATATTATCTTCTAAATCATGAATCTTGACAATACGGGCAATATCATTCTTCTTTACACGTTCGATAAAATCAAAATATTTAATTTCTTCTTTACGACGGGTAATTGCATCAACCGCACTAACAATTTCTTCATCAAATCCTTTTGTTCTAAGATCATCTAATGTAATGTCGGTATCTTCAACAATATCATGAAGTAATGCAACTACACAAGCCTTCTCATAAAACAATGAAAGAGTTGAATCCTCATCTAAGCATTTTTTATACTTTTCAAGTTCAACAGCTCCTGATACTCTTGTCAAATGACCTATGTATGGGTGTCCACCTTTATCAACCTTGTCTTTAAAAATATTAATTACAAGGTTATATGCAATTCTCCACCAAGCCTTGATTTTTGAAATTTCTTCATCCATAATTAAAATTAACCAAATACTAAATTACAAATATCATATCCTAATTCGTTAACATCATCATATAATGATAACTGAAGTTTTGCTATTGACTTTTCATCGTTATCAAAAAGCTCAATGTATTTTCCAGCATCACCTAAATGACAAACAATAATTCCAAAATTAAATATAACAACATCTGAAGGCTGCATATTTAAAATCTTACTAAACTTGTCTAATGTTTCAGAACTAAAATTCATATTACTTGATAACTTTAAATGTTGAACCTGGATGTGCCTTATGAAGTTCTTTGGCTTCACGCTTTCCACGACTTAATACCTGGTGCTGATAACCACCTTCTGTATAAATAACTTCATACCAAATAGTTTTCTTATTTCTCATATTATTTCGTTTTACAAATATAATATAGTATTTATTTTTTAAAATTCAATATAAAATTATTATTAATAAAAGATGATTTTATTGTAATGGCAAAATATAATCCATATTATTATCAAATATACAATGATAAAGGTGAGATAATAGGTGTAAGAACAAGAAACAAAGGTGATTTTGATGGGTGTGGAAAAATATCCTCAAAAGATGTTATATTATTTTATTTAATATACAAAAATCAAAATGATCCACGATACTCCAAATATTTACCAGTTGCGGATTTCAATAATGATGGTATAGTAGATAAAAATGATTTAGAAATATTTGAAAAAACTATAAAAAAATAAAGAGAAGATATTTAATCTTCTCTTTTTTCTTGGTATTTGTCTATCATTTTATTTATAGCTTCAAACTTATCTTTAACTATCTCTATTTTCAAACCTGTACTTAATATGATTATATATGAATCTGTATATTCATCTGGTGTAGGTCCAATTTTATCAAATATCTCATTAGTTATTAATTCAGCATATAATTTAATATCTTCTGGTGGGGAGAATTTATTTATCTCTAAAAATGTCCCATCTTCTTTTTTCAATGGTATCATAGAAGTTTCATATGAATTCAATAGCTTCTCATAATTATTTTTCCATTCTTCATAATGAGGATTATTAAAAATTCTATGTTCCATTGAAAAAATAGACTCAATATTAACTCTATAGTTTTCAGTTATCCAAACAAAATTCATAATTACATATTAATAGATATTCCTCCTTGTACATTCATCTCTTGGTTTAACATCCTCACATTTTGATTTTTCTGTGGTTGCTTTGTTTCTTTATTAGTATTTTGCTTATCTTTATCCTTAAGTTCTTCTGGTGATGCCCATACAATATTTACTTCTTTAGCTTTTGTAAACAATGCATTTACAAATTCTTTATATTTCTCATAATCTTCAAAAATCTCTTCATATTTAGCTGCAACTTCTTTATTAGCAGAGGCTTGAATTGTTAATGATTTATATTGTTCATCCAATTTATGATAATCGGCTTCCCAAGATAACTTTTCATTCTCACAATTATCATATGCTTGATTCAATTTATCAAATTTATCTTGCAAAGTTTTTGTGGAATTTGTTTGTTCTTGAAGTTGTTGCCCTATATTTACATTTTTTGATTTAAGATCTGATATTTCCTTTTCGTATGAGTTCAATATCTTATTGAATTGCTCTTCAGTCTCTTTATTTTCTTTTTTTAATGATTTGATAATGTCCTCTTGTTCATCGAATTTTTTAACATATTCGGCTTGTAAATTTTCTGCTTTTAATTCTGCTTCGCCTTTTGCAATATCATTTTCTTTATATTTATTTTGAAGACCTTCATAATTATTTTCTAATTCATTATAACGTTTTAAATCTCCATCATGTAATTCTTTTAATTCGGTATACTTTTTACGAAGCTCCTCATATGCGGCATTAGCATTATTTAATTTAGTTTCTAATTCAGGAACTTTTGTATTAATTGCTTCAGATTTAAGCTTTTCCTTTTCTTCATATACTTCATTATATGTGTCTTGAAGAACTTTATAAGCCTTATCTTTAGAATCAATATCATTTTCTAATTTTTGTAACTTTAACTCATATTCATTACATTGAATATCTAATTTTTGACATTCCTCATTTAATGATTCGGATTGTTTTTGAAGGTTTTCATTTTTAGCAACTAATTTATTCCATTTTTCTGTATCAATTACTTCTTCTTTAGGTGTTCTTTTTAATTCTTCATTTTCTTTTGTTAATGCTTCTATTTGGGCCTTCTGTTCCCTAAAGAATTTTGCCGCATTATTTAGACGTTCGGTTAATTTTGCATTATCTTGTTTAAGTTGTTCAATGGTTTCCATAATAATAGAAATATATTTTATATTTAAAATAGAAAATGGCTGAATTTAAATTCAACCATTTCATAGATAAACATATTTGTTTTTATTTTTTCTCAATTCATCTGCTTTATTACATACATTTTTATATTCATCATATGTTACGATTTCCCAATCTTCGTCATTTTCATATTTATTAATCCATTCTAAACATTCTTGTAAATATTTTTTTAACTCATATTCATTATTAGGATTAATGGCATCTATTCGGTAATCAGTCTCTAATGTTTTATAATTAACTGCATAAGGAGTTAGCCATTCTTCATAAGAAAATATAAAGCATTTTGACTTAAATAATATTTCAGGCATATACCAATATTTGCCATCAACATTATAAGATTTTTTGTGCAATCTAATTTTATCTTTATCCATTATTTTATATTATATTTTAATATGATTTCATAATTCTATCTAATTCCAGTTTGTTGTCCCTATCTTTTATATCATTTCGTTTATCGTAATTATGCTTACCTTTACAGATTCCTATTTGCACCTTTATTAAACTTTTATAAACATATATTTTTAATGGTATAATAGTATACCCAGGAGACATTGTTTTTTGCTGTATTTTTAATATCTCCTTTTTATTCAATAAAAGCTTACGATCCCTCTTTTCTTCGTGATTGGTAAATTTATCCGAATCATATTTAGATATGTGAGAGTTCTTCAGGAATATCTCGTTTCTATGAGATATATAACAATAAGCATCACTAATATTCGCTTTACCTGCCTTAACAGATTTAACCTCAGAGCCAACTAAAACTATACCAGCATTAAATGTCTCTGATATATCATATTCATGTTTTGCTTTTCTATTTAATATTTCCATATTATCAAAAATTTAATAATATATAAATAGAAAAAGCTCCAAGTTTTTTCAACTTAGAGCTTTTATTTAACTTAAAGAAATTTAATCACCAATTATTATTCAGGGTCTGTTAATCCTGGTTCTATATATGATACATCCGGTTCTATGTATGATATATCAGGTTCTGTTCCTGATGAGTCAGGGTCTGTTAAATCTGGTTCTGTTCCTGATGAGTCAGGGTCTGTTAAATCTGGTTCTGTTCCTGATGAGTCAGGGTCTGTTAAATCTGGTTCTGTTCCTGATGAGTCAGGGTCTGTTAATCCTGATTCTGTTCCTGATGATTCATGGACTGATGATCCTGGTTCTGTTCCTGATGATTCAGGGTTTGATGATCCTGGTTCTGTTCCTGATGATTCAGGGTTTGATGATCCTGGTTCTGTTCCTGATGATTCAGGGTTTGATGATCCGTGTTCTGTTCCTGATGATTCAGGGTTTGATGATCCGTGTTCTGTATTTGATATATCTTCTTCACAAACCACATCCACTGTAAAATTCTGTGTTACTATATATGATGTAACTATATTACCACTTATAGTGCCATTAGTTACAGAAGTAGGTAATTTATATCCTTCATTAGCATATACCTCCCAAGAAGCTTGTTTATCATATTCTATTGTTTCTGGTGAAGTACCGAGATACCAACCATTGGTAACATTAATTCCCACTTGGTATGTTTTTGGTTTTAAAACAGCACTAAATGCAAAAGTACCTTCAGTGATCTTATCATAATCTTCTTGTGTTAAAGTAAATGTTTCACCTGGTTGATATAAATTTCCGTTTAATTCACATTGCCAACCTTCAAATGTTTCTCCATCACCGATTTCTCCATCCGGTGGTGTCGGTATTGTAATAGTTTGGTCTAAATCTATCCGCGTATTCTCGAATACCTTAATATTATTTATCAAAAAATAATATTCTGCGTATGCAGGTTCTGTATTTGATATATCTTCTTCACAAACCACATATACGGTGAAATCTTTTGTTGCTTCATCTGATGTAACTATATTACCACTTATAGTGCCATTAGTTACAGAAGTAGGTAATTTATATCCATCAAAAGCAGATACCTCCCAAGAAGCTTGTTTGCCATGTTCCACCATGTAGGATTGACCTCCAGTATACCTACCGTTGGTAACATCAATTCCTACTGAGTATAATGGTTCAATATATGAAGTTTTATCATCTATTAATTTATTGATTCTACTAAGTAATTTATTATATTTGGTATAGAATGCTCTACTTTTTAATTTACCTTGATAATCGCCTAAAGAATATGTTTTATTGGCATTTTCGATAGCACTAAATAATTCACCTGTATTATTAATTGTATATGTGGTTCCATTAAGAGTGATTTGTGCACCATCCCAATCAATAAATAATCCATGCAATATCCTTAAATCATTTAACCAACCTTCAGTTTCTACAGTTTTTAACATATTAATATTAAAATCAGTACCTAAATCAGCAGGAGCAAATGTACTCCCTGGTGATGGAATCCAAGATTTAGAAGTATTAGCATTATCAACTGTAAAATCAATATTATTTTGTTTTATATTTACCGTTGCCATATTTTAATTTATATATTTTAGGTTTGGTTATAAACTTTCATATTCTGCTATTTTATTTTCCAATTCTTGTATTTTTTCAAAAACAACATTAGAAGAAATGGCTTGGTTTGAAGAATTTAATGTGTTAGATACTTTATTAGCTTCTTGAATGGCACTAAATAATTCACCGGTATTGTGAATTGTATATGTGGTTCCATTAAGAGTGATTTGTGCACCATCCCAATCAATAAATAATCCATGCAATATCCTTAAATCATTTAACCAACCTTCTGCTTCTGCTGTTGTTAATATATAAGAATTAAAATCAGTACCTAAATCAGCAGGAGCAAATGTACTCCCTGGTGATGGAATCCAAGATTTAGTAGTATTAGCATTATCAACTGTAAAATCAATATTATTTTGTTTTATATTTACCGTTGCCATATTTTAGTTTAATTATATGTTTATTAAATAGAATCATCTACAGGTGGTTCTTCCTCAGATCTGCCTTGTTCAACATATTTAGCAGTATAAGTAATTGTAGCAGTTAATTCTTGATATGTGGCAGTTATTGTAACTTCAGTATCTTTAGAAACTTCTGGTGCTGTAATTACATTACCATCAATAGAACCATCACTAACAGTTATTGTTGATTTAGATAATACATCTTCAGTATGACCATCACTATAATGAGCTACTAATGTATTCGCATCTATAATATTTCCGGTTTTGCCAGATTCAATAGTTTGATCATTATCAACATATGCACCCCAAGTTAATTCTGTCAAAACAACGCTTTGCTCTTCATCATCTACTTCTGTATTGTTGTTATATAAATAATCTGTAGATGAAGGAGTTGTTTGAGTAACAGGTTCTTCTGGAACGGTTGGTTCATCAGTTTGTGTACCATTTATAACACCACTAATAATATTTTTTACTTGATCGCTTAATGTATGTTCATAATATGGAACGTATTCACCATTTTCTCTTCGTTTATTGATATCTTCTTGGTTTTGAACATAACTTGTAAGCCAATCGCTATCATCAGAATTTAAGAATCCATCACCATTTACATCAATAGCTTTAACTAATGCATCTTTATCTTCTTTAGAAAGTTTATAAAGATTCTTAATAAGAGCTTTCAAAATAATTACATCATTCTTATCAATCTTGCCATCAGGAATTAATTCACCATCGGCATTAGCAAAATCAGTATAGAAACGTTTTGTTGCATCACTCTCGTCAGATGTTATGATATCCTCATTAAAGATTGGGTTAGTGAATGAGTTCTTGTCTTCTGTAGCATTAAGTTCGAATTCTTCTTCTGGATAATTATCATTGATATATTCAACAACATTAAGTAATCTCTTAGTGAAGTTCTTAAGACGTGAATTGAACTTACCAACAACAGCATTATCTTTACCACCAGCAAATGAGTTAATAGCTGTTTGAAGTAAATTGATATAAGCTTCAACTACAGTAATTCTTTCATTCAAGACTTCTGCAGTAAGCTTGACATCTACACCAAGTACATTAAGTTTTAAGACATAATCTTTATGCTTAGTAACTTTATTGTTATATTCGGCAACTTCTAAAGCAGCATTTAAATTTGCTTGTGCTTCTTCTACTAATGCTTGTCTTTCTTCCTTTTGCTCATCTGTTAATCCATCTTCCTTGTATAATGACATCATACGGTCATATTTTTCTTTAGAATCTAATGTTTGTGCCAATAATTTCCAAGAAATGTGATCCATTACACCATAGACAATCTCCACATTACCAGCTAATTGCCAATATTTACGTAATGTCTTCTTTAATTGTTTCTTAATATATTCTTGCTCAAGTTTTTCTTTTTGATAACCACTAAGAATACCAGCTAAAGTACCAATTAATAAAGTAGTCTTATCTTTAAGCTTCATATTAAATTTATATATATATTTTTAATTTGTTTCAAAGTTTACATATAAAAAGTTATTTTTATATATAATTTTCTTATTTAATAATAATATATTGGAAGTAACTAAACAAATAAATTTAAAAATTTCATGATATTTGGAAATCTAAATCAAGTTTTGGAAGGTGAGCAATCCATTTTCGAAGCTGTTCAAGGAAACTTTCAAAATTCTTATGATAATATAAAAAATGCAAGTTCAGGTATCAAAAAACCAACTAAATGGTCTAAGATTTTAACATCTTTAGCTCATTATGGAATGAATTATGATGATAAAGTCTATCAGAACATGGTTGCGGTACCGGCTGACAAGGCTTTACAACCTAAAGATGATGTTCTTCTTCAACAGACTATATATGGTGCTTCAATGAACAATTGGAGACAAAAACAAGAAGAAGAAAAACCATTCTCACAAAAAACATTAGAGCAAAAAAGAGAAGTTCTTCGTAAATTGGCTATGCAACCAGAACTTGAAGATATTCTTGATATTATGTCTAATGAAGCTATTGTATATGATGATGAAGAATCATATATTTGCAAACCATTCTTAGATACAGGTCTTATTCAAGATTTAAATGAGAAATCAGCTGAAGAGATACGAGCTTCTATAGACACATCATTCTACAAGATGTATATGCTTCTTGAATGGAAGAAAAATGCATGGGATGATTTCAAGAGATTCTTGATTGATGGTGTTATGGCATTTGAAATCATTTATGATAGCCTTGAACAACCAAAATCAATTATAGGTATTGTTGACCTTGACCCAGCTACTTTGACAAAGACGGTTAAAGATGGTATTACATATTGGGTGCAATTCAAAGATGTTATTGGAAGAGAACGTACACTTCTTGATTCACAAGTAATATACATCAAATATGAAGATTCTGGTGTATCTACCCGCCAATCATATCTTGAACGTCTTATCAGACCATTCAATCTATATCGTATTGTTGAACAAGCACAAGTTATTTGGACAGTTACTCAATCTTCATTCAAGACATTATTTACTATTCCGGTTGGTGGAATGAACAAAGCTAAAGGTATGCAAACTTTAGCACAATCAATGAATAGATATAAAGAAGATATTTCATTCAACACAGAAACGGGTGAATTGCAAGTAAATGGACGTGTAAATTTGCCATTTAACAAAGAATATTGGTTGCCAGAAAATGAGCAAGGTAGACCAGAAATTGAGACACTTGTAGATAATGGTCCTCAATTGAATGACTCGGATCAGATTAAGTATTTCGAATCTAAGCTTTATAAGATGTCAAAGATTCCTCAATCTCGTTTTGATAAAGAAGCCCAAGCAACATGGTTTGGTTCAGACCCAACACAAGCATTACGTGATGAAATTGATTTCTCTCGTTTTGTGACTCGTCTTCGTAACACATTTGCCGAAATATTATTAAAGCCATTGAAAATACAATTAACTCTTTCAATACCTGATATTAAGAATGATAAACGTATTCTTGATTCTATCTCTTTAAGATTCAACTCATATAATGCTTTCGAAGAGCAAATGAATATTGAAGTAATGACAAGACGTATTGAGTTTATTGGAACTATGAAAGATAGTATTGTTATAACAAATGATGAAGGTGAAGAAGAGCCATACTTTTCTCCAAAATTCTTAGTTGAGAGATATTTGAAGATGTCTGAAGCTGACTTAGAATTGAATGAAAAGTATAAGTTAGAAGAGAAATTAAAGAAGTCTCAACAAAATGGTGCTGGTGGTGAAGATGAAGAAGCCGGTGGTGGAGAAGATGAAATGGGAGCTGATATGGGATCTGAAGGTGGAGAAGAAGCCGGAGGAGAAGATGAAGGAGCAGGAAATATTGATGATGAGATGATGGGAGATGTACAACCAGAATCTTCTGAGACAACCCAAGCATAAATAAAGATTAAAACAAGAGATTAATATATGGATGTATCAAATTTTGATTTAGTTCCTGGCATAATAATAGATGTAAATGATCCAATGAAATTAGGTCGGGTAAAATGCGCAGCACAAGGACTTTTTGACCCAAACACTATGGATGAAGATGTATTGCCTTGGATTATGCCTATCAGGATGAATAAATATCAGATGTTCTCAAAGCAAGAGAAGAATAGAAAAGTTTGGATATTAAATAACAAGAATAACCCAAATGAATATTGGTATTTTACATTTTTTGAGATGATTAAGATTACCGATGATTTAGTGAAAGAGAAATACGATAATGATATTGAAGTTGTTGTTTCAAGACCTACAGCTGCTTTATCAGCTCAATTCTCATATGATAGCAAAGATGGTTTTATAATTCATTATGATGATTGGAAATGGAATATGACACCAGATGGTAAAGTGACTTGCCATGGTGACCAAGGTGATATAGACATACGTGGTCAGCATGTTTGGGTTGGCAGAAATTCTGAATCACCAATGTACGAACCGGCAACATTATGTAAATCATTGCAAAAAGTATTCTCCAATCTTCAAAAAGATTTTAATGAATTATTGTTAGCAGCATCACAAGAAGACCCAGCATTAGTACCAGGATTAACTCATGCTATGACTCATTGTATGGAAGCCGCCACAGGTACTTCACCAAATGGTAATGGTGGCGCTCCTAAAGGATTTTGTGCAAAAAATGTATCTATTAACTAATTATGGTTTTTAAAGCAAAAAAATTTGGCCCTCGTTGGAAAGTATATGCACCAAATGGTAATGTTGTGGCTACACTTTTAGGTGATCAATCTTATGTGACAGGATATATTAAAAACAAATATAATATGACAGAGTTTTTAGGTGAATACTTAGAAGCTGATAATATTATTGTCGAATTTGAAGAAGAAGATTCTTCACAAGAATCAGAGACACCTCAAGAAGAGAATGGTGGATTTGAAAATAATAATAAAGATCCATTAGGAAGATGGGAGCCAATGCCTGACCATCATGGTATACAATTCATGGAAGGTAAGCAAACATCAGTAATTACACCAGAAGGTTATCCTGATGACGGAAATTCATTTGTTTTTATAGTAAAGAATAAAGAAGACAATACCGAAGAGAGATACCCATGTATGGATGAAGCAGCGGCTAATCAAAAGAAAGCATTGTTTGAGGAAAGGTTTAAATCAACTATGGAACAAATGTGGTCTGGTGGAGATATGCCAATGCCTTCTATAGATGATAAATATACATTAGAGATTGTACAAAACTCACCGGTAAGTCAACAACAAGAATCCACAGAAAATACAACACAACAAGAAGAATCCCAAAATAATAATTCACAACAGTCACAACTATTATCTCAAGTAGGAGATTTACAAAACGTAGTTGGAAATAATATTAGTTCATTAAATAGTGGTATTGCATCACAACAATCACAATTATTATCCCAAATAGGAGATTCACAAAAAGCGGTTGGGGATACTGTTAATTCATTAAGTAATAGTATTGGATCAGTACAATCACAACTATCATCTAAATTAGAAAACCCACAAGAAATATTAGCTATTAAAACAGCTGAAATAGCACAAAAAGCATTTGAAGATAATGTCATGTCATTAGGTGATTGTATTGCGATAAAAGAAGACTTGAATATGGAAGATATGGCACAAAAAGCTGTTAATGAAATGAATGAATCATCTAATAAGTTGATGTCAAATGCATTAAGTGGGATGAGTAGTGCTATGGCTAAGATTGGGGAGTATTCAGAAAAAATAACACAACAAGGTACTGATCAAATAAATAAACTTGCAGGAGAAGGTTCAGATTATTGTAACAAACAAAAAGCGGCATTGCAAGAAGCAGCAAATAAAAGAGTTAGCCAAGCACAAGCGGTTGCAAATAATGCTTTGAATATGGAAATAACCTCTATGGCAGCTGCTTCTGGTTTACAAAAAGGACTTCAAATGGCTAATGAAGTAAATGCCAAAATACAAGAACAAGCGGCTAAGTTAGTTAATGAGAAGAAAAAATTAGAAGCGGTGGCTAAGGCGAAAGCCGAAGCAGCATTGCAAGCAGCTAAATTAGCAATTATGGCTTTAACTGGAATTTCATTATAATTTAACATATATGAAAAATATATCAGAATATATATTTGAAAGTGTAAATAAAGTTTTGTATGAGTTTATGGATAAGCTCAAAAGGGATAAAGTAATATTTGCCACTGATCAAATTAAAGGAGAATATAATATAAAAGAATTAACAATTTCTAAGACTATATCAGATAATGATTCTTATATAACATTAAATAAGATTATCATGAATAGTAAAGGGAATGGTTTAGGAAGTAAGTTTATGAGAGATTTGTGTTCTTGGGCTGATGATCACAAGGTTATTATTTGTTTAACCCCAAGTGACACATTTGGTGCTTCTTCAACAAATAGATTAAAAAAATTTTATAAGAGATTTGGATTCATAGATAACAAAGGATCGAAAACAGATTTCACCCATAAAGAATCTATGTATCGAAAACCTATGTAATTAATTATGAATAAAGGACAAGATTATGATTATAATCCTATAAAGGAACAAATAAATGGTCATGAAACTGAACGAGTAGTATGGTCAACTAAATCTATATATAAAGCATTAGAAGGAAAGCAAAAAGGACAACCTTTGAAAGCCACACCATTCTATAATAACATCACCAGACTTTTAAAACCAGAACTTGTATATAAGAGAACTAAAGAAGAGATAGATGATTATATAAAATGCAAGATGGACCCTGTATATTTTGCCTCTAAATGTTATCTTATGACACCTGAAGGATTGCAACCATGTAAGCTTCGTGACTACCAAGTTGATTATCTTAGGCATTTACAAAAGAATAGATTTAGTATCTTCTTAAGTTGCCGCCAATCAGGTAAATCAACAACTACCGCTATATATTGTCTTTGGGTAATATTATTTAATACTGATAAAAATGGCCTTGTACTCTCTAAATCTGGTCCTGCTGGTGTTGATTTGATAAAAAAGATTAAAGATATGTATTTATATCTTCCTTATCATTTGAAGATAGGAACTTTGAAATGGAACCAATCAGAAATTTCATTTGATAATAACTCTTCTATTTCAACCGAAGCTTTCTCTTCAACCGCTGGCCTTGGTAAGACAATCAACTTCCTTATTCTTGATGAGTTTGCGTGGTGTCCACCAAATGATGTGGAGTTATTCTATAATAACATCATTCCTACAGTAACAACTATTTCAGATGCCAATGTATGTATAATGTCAACTCAAAATGGATTTAACAAATTCTATGAGCTTTGGAAAGGTTCTACAGAAGGTAGAAATATATATGCACCATTTAAAGTAGATTGGGACCAAGTTCCACAATATAACAAAAAGACAAAACAGTGGGAAAAACGTACACAAAAATGGAAAGAAGAGATGGTTGGTATACTTGGTTCAGAAGAAGCTTTTCAATACCAATATGGTACGAATTTCTCCGCATCTGATTTTTGTTTAGTATCTCGTGAATGCCTTTCCGAAATAAGACGTAAAGCAGTACTTTGGGAAAATAGAACAGAAGACTTA